ACGTAGCTTTTATGGATAGCCAAACCAAAGAAGAACGTGAAGCAAAGGTTGCTAAAACCTATCTCGGAAACGGTAAGGTGGTGTGGATGTCACCAGATGGTGTAACGGTTGCTGAAAGAGATGATCAGCCACAAGCGGTAAAAGAACCAGCAAGTGATGACTTGCCATTTTAATTAACCTAATTTAAAAAGGGGTGTAGGTTTTTAACTTGCACCTTTTTTTTATACATTTAACAAATGACAGAAAAAGAAACAGAACAGAATATGTTAATGGAATTTATAGCAGATACCTGTTATATTGACATTACAAAAAAATTAGAATATCCACCAGTAGCTTTAAGTTATGGTGAAAAGGTTTTACAATCAGATAAAGGTGATACTATAGTACCAATAGCATTAGGAACGTATGGTAACTTAAGTGTAATAACAGCACCACCCAAAACAAAGAAAACATTTTTTGTATCATTATTGGCTTCAGCTTATTTAAGTGGCAAAAACATATATAGTGGACAAATAAAAGGGCATCGAGGTAATGGTGATCTTATACATTTTGACACAGAGCAGGGAAACTGGCACGCATCTAAAGTATTTAAACGTCCATTAGATATGGATACCAGCATAAAAGAAGATAAATATCACACCTTTGCATTGAGAACGGTGGGTTTTAAGGAGCGTTTAGAATTTATTGAATACTACTTAAAGGAAAAGATAAAAGAGCCATCTCTGGTTATTATAGATGGTGTAGCTGACTTATGTGGAGATGTAAACAACATAGAGCAAAGCAACAATTTAGTAAGTGCATTAATGAGAATATCAACCCAATGTAATGTGCATATAATTTGTGTTATACATCAAAACTATGGAAGTCAGAAGCTAGGAACTGGTCATCTAGGTTCTGCATTAGAAAAGAAAGCAGAAACTGTAATATCTTTAGAAGCCAATACAGTCAATAAAGACTGGATAACTGTAAAATGTGGTAGAAGCAGGGGTTACTCTTTTGAAACATTTAGCTTTGAAGTAAACAAAAAAGGATTGCCGACAATAGTTGGTGATTTATATGATCCTTTAAAATGAGTTACAAGCCTAAAGATAGAAATGAACGAAAATTGAAAGAATATTTAATTTCTAATAGTCTACAATTAAAGATGCCTTTTGATAGTTTCTTAAAGGAAACAAAAGAATTGCTATGGTATGAAATAACAGTATCAGAAAGAAAAGAATTTAGCAAAAACTATCCAGATCTTGCAAAAGAGTATAAAAAAGCTGAGGTTGCTTTATATGTTTTAGAAAGAAGTTTAAAAGACCCTCTTATAAATTTCAGTAAAAATGTTAGGTTTCATATGCATAGGTATTTAAAAGGCAAAAAAAATAAAAAAAGTGAAGAAATACTGGGTATGACCCTTAAAGAGTTTCAACAAAAAATTGGAGTTAAAAAAAAAGGTGTACATTTAGATCACATAATACCGTTAAGCTGGGCAAATTCAGAAGAAGAAATTTATTGTTTAAACCATTACTCAAACTTTCAATTATTAGATGCGTTTGAGAACAGAAGTAAAAGTAACAGATATTGTTTAAGATTAAATTTAAATAAGGTCTTAGAGAAACATAATAACAAAGCATTAGTAAAAAAAATATTAGATAGAAATAAAGATAAAATATTAAAATAATGCTTGATAAACAAATGGGCTTGTTAGCCAAAAAACACAAAGACTGGGTAAGAATAGTGAAGTCTTTTGGTTGCAACTACACTATTGCTGAAGATATAGTGCAGGAAATGTATATAAAAATACATTACAGGCTTAAAGATGATCTAAACATTATGTATAATGAAAATGAAATAAATTATTATTACGTATATAGAACCTTGCAAACATTATTTTACGATTTAAAAAGAAAAGAAAAAAATATCACATTAGTTAATATTGATGATGTAAATATTGAAACAGCTACATCAGATGTCGATTACACAAAACAATACGATATAATACAAGAAGAACTTTCAAAGATGTTCTGGTATGATAGAAAAGTATTTGAAATAATAAATGAGGGTGAAAGCATTGCAGAATTTTCTAGAAAAAGTTTAATACATTACTATTCACTTTACAACACATACAACAGAGTTAAAAATAAACTTAAAAAACTATTATGAAACTAGGAAACCTTATTTATTACATTACAAAATATACTGGTATTAAATACCTAGTAGATAAATACCACAAGTTAAGAGGTACTAAATGTGATTGCAACAACAGAAGAAAAAAGTTAAACGAAATAAAAATTGATAGATGGTAAAATTTAATAAAGAAGATTTTGAAGCCTGGAGCAACTTCAGATCTGAACCAAAAAGCACACTACAACCTAATGAGTTTGAACTAATATGCCAGCTGCACGCAAAGTATTACAATCATAAATACAATAAACCTTGCACTTGCAATCCAAAGAAAATAAAGTTGTGGATAAAGCAGCTTAACATAATTTGGAACAATGGGCATTAAAAAAATCAATGAGTGGGAAAAGGCGGTTGTATTTCTTTTAAATCTTGATGGTTGGGAGTTAGAACATTGTGGTGATGGTTATTCTAGGTATGATGCAAAAGGTAAAACTCCAAAGGGTGTTGATTGTGTTATAGAAATGAAATTTAGAAAAAAGTACTATGAAGATAAAATGCTAGAAAAAGACAAGTACGATGCTTTAATGGCTTTAGATGATGTGGTTAAGTTATTCTTTGTAAATGATCCTAAAGGAAACTTTATGTATTACCTAAACACTTTAATGATGCCAACACCAGTTAAAAAATACTGCCCTGATACTACAATGTGGACAAAGAAAAGACTTTTAAAAGATGTGTACTTGCTTAAAGAAAACCAAGCGGTAAGAATAAATATAAATCTTTCTTAAAAAAAAGTTATAAAATTTTTTGTCAATAAGATATTTATTGTTATATTGCACTATAATAATAAAACAAACAGAACAAAATGCAAGATTACATCAAAATTTATTCGAATTGGGAAACTAAAGATTTATTTGACCAGCTTTATTTTTTAGAAGAACAAACTTATACCACGTTTAACCATTATCGTGTTGTTGCAATTAAATCAATACTTAAAGCAAGATAATAATATGTCACAATTTGAACAACTAGGGTATTTTTTAGAATATATGATTGAAGATAAATATATTGGATCAACAATTATAGATACTCCAGATAGAAAAGAAATAGGATATTACGGTAGAATTAATGCTATTGCTGAAGAAGATATTATTTTAGATAACAAAAAAAGAATTAAAAAAGGACAATCATTTTATACTAGAATGTATCCTTTATGCGGAAATAAACTTTAATTTAAAAACAAAACAGATGAAACAAACAATTACTTTCGGACAATTTCAAGATGCCTTTTTTAATATGGATAGGCAAAACCAATTTACTTACAAAGGTAAAAAAGCCTTATTTGAATATTTAGAAGAATACGAAGACGATACTGATGAGCAAATAGAACTAGATGTTATTGCTTTGTGCTGTGATTTTACAGAATATGATAGCCTAGAAGATTTTTGGCAAGAATATGACAAAGAAGATTTTCCAGACATAGAAGCTATTGAATACAACACAATGTTAATACCAATAAATGATGATGCTTTTATAATACAATCATTTTAATATGAAAGTTAATGAAGCTGCCTGGGAAAAGCTAAAAAAACAAATAGAGTATTACACAGATGCTGATCCATCTATATCAGACATATCGATTAACTACCAAGTTAAAGAAACAAACAACAAAAATTATTTAAGACTTAACATAACAATAGACAAATGGGACAAGATAACAAATTAGAAAAACTAGAATTAAGAATTAAGATACTAGAAGCACAACTAGAAGAAGCAAGATCACATACTTACATATACCAAACAGATACATTACATTGTTCAGATGGTGAGTTGTACATTGGTTATGATGATAACAAAACTCTTGTAATGGAAGTAGACCAGCTTTTTAGAGACTTACCTTCAATTATAGGTATGGTCACTAAGGAGCAAAAGAAGATGCAGGAAATGCACCTTGAAATGATTAAACAAGCAACAATAGAATTATGATTTTATTAGTTGATGCAGATAGTTTAATTTTTGCAAGTTGCTATCGTAAAAGAGAAACTCCAGAAGATGAAAAGTATTACACAAATATTGTAGATGCCAGGAATAAGTTTGACCAGCAGTATATGAAGATTGTGAACGACTTAGAAGAAAAATACACCATAGATAAAGTATTATGCTTTAGTGGTTCAAAGGGTAACTTTAGAAAACTAATCACACCAAAGTACAAAGCCAACAGAAAGAAACAAGAATTACCACCTTTACTAAATGAGATGCACCAATTTGTTAAAGACCACTACGATAGTATTTGGGGTTACGGTGTAGAAACAGATGATATGGTTGCAAGGTACTGGAAGCAAATTAGTGATGATATTGGTAGAGATGAAGTAATGATAGTCAGCATAGATAAAGACTATAAACAGTTTCCTTGTTTGATGTACAACTATCACTACAAGCATAAAGTAATTTTAGATATATCAGAAGAAGAAGCTATGTACAATTTCTATGAGCAATTTATAATCGGGGATAGTGCAGACAATGTGCAATACTTTCGGGGTAAGGGAAAAGTGTTTGCTGGTAAGTATTTTAAAGATTGTGAAACAAAATACCAATACACAAGAAAGCTATATGAATTATTTAAACAAGAATACAAAGGTAAGGCAAGACAAAAATACACAGAGTGCTATCACCTTTTAAAATTAAGAACACAATGAAAGATAAAATAATAAAAAAAATCAGTGATTTTGTAGAACATCAAGGAACATTAGTTCAAGAAGATGATTTTGAGCAAACACCAGTACATCATTTAACAAAAAGAAATTATGCGGTTGATGGTGATGTAATTTTATATATAGGTAAAGAAGGTTTATTTTGTGAAAGCGGAAGCAAATACCTATATACAGAACTAGATAATTCAGAATTAAAAGAAGTTTTAAATATTATATCATAAATCAAAATGAAAGATAAAATAGTAGAAGATTTAAAAAGAGAATTTGATATAAGAAGTTGTGTAGGTATAGACAAATACAAAACAACACTACAAGACAATAACAAAGATGATTTTTTGCAGCACCTTAAAGAA